TGCTGCGACCGAAGCAAATTATACAACAGGCATTGGATATCAATCTTTGTATGATTTAACCACTGCTAATCATAATGTGGCAGTAGGCCAGCAGACTTTGTATGAAACTAATACTGGGCACTCAAATGTTGCTATCGGCAATTACGCAATGTATGGAAACACGACAGGGTATCTTAACACTGCTTGTGGATATGGTGCTATGTACTCCTCAGCTGGACACACAGGTACTTATAACTCTGCATTTGGAGTCCAAGCTGGATATTCCGTTACAACCGGATATAACAACGCAATCCACGGTGCTTACGCGGGTTACGCCCTAACGACAGGACACACAAATACTCTTATAGGAACCAATTCGGGGTACGGATTACTTACAGGGGATAATAATTGTTTCATAGGAGCTAATGCGGGACGAGCCGCATCACCTACAGGAAATATAACATCAGAAAATAATCAGTTATGCCTAGGTGATAATAGTATAGCTGCAATAAAAGGCGCAGTAGCATACAGTAATATGTCTGATGAAAGAGATAAAGCAGATATTACTAATTTTACACATGGTTTGTCGTGGATAAAGAAAATGCGTCCAGTTACTTATAAGTGGGATCATCGTTCTAACTATCTTGAAGAAGGCGAAGAAGATCTTACCAAAGTGACTCGTGACGGCTCAAAGAAAAAGAGTAAAGTACACTTGGGTCTTATAGCCCAAGAAGTTTTAGAAATTGAAAAAGCAGATAATTTTGCCACTTCATTAGATAATGAGTTACTTGTATCTTCTAATGCAGATAGTAGTCTTTTAGGTCTTCAATACAGTTGTATAGTTCCAATACTAATCAATGCAGTAAAAGAGCTAGAAGCTCGCATCAAAGTGCTGGAGGGATAGATGCCTTTTATCGGAGAACAACCAAATACTGCATCAACTCTTTTTGTTGTTGCTAGAAGTGGAACATTACAAGTTGAAGTATCAGGCGGGTACCTGGAGATAACGACTCGTTCTGGCACAACTAACGTAGGAGTAACATAACATGGCGGATAGATTTCCATTAATAGTAGACGCAACCAATAATAATCTAAAAGAACTTCCTTCAGGGGATAACCTTGATCTAACTGGAAGTGGTATTAAAGTTGGTGGAACTCTTACATTAGGCGGGGTTGCTATTACTGCAACGGCAGCAGAACTTAATATATTAGACGGTGTAACATCTACTGCAGCAGAACTCAACATACTTGATGGCGTTACATCTACTGCCACTGAATTAAATTTATTAGATGGTGTTACAGCTACTACGGCTGAACTAAACTATCTTGACATTACAACACTAGGAACAAGTGCAGCATCTAAAGCTGTCACAGCCGATGCTAATGGTGATGTATTAGTTAGCCAGGAATTCAGAGCAGTATCTTATAACGATACCTATGTAGCTCCTACAAGCTCATCCAACGCAACAACTATTGCATGTGAGTCGGGCAACTATTTCAAACATACACTAACAGAGAATACTACATTCACATTCTCTAATCCTCCAGCAAGCGGCACAGGCTATTCTTTTATTCTTCATCTTATACAGGATTCTAGCGCAAGGACAGTCACATGGCCTAATTCAGTAGATTGGGCAGCAGCAACAGCTCCAACAATTTCAACAGGAAACGGAGATGATGATTTCTTTGTGTTTGCCACATCAGACGGTGGAACAATCTGGTATGGATTTACCGCTGGACAGGCACTCGCTTAAATGAGCAGAACTGCACACAAGTTATTATCTGCATCGGGTGGCAAAGCCTACGAAATAGAGCAGTCTTTGATGTTTGATCGAGGAGATACTACTGCTTTATATAGGACACCTAGTTCTGCAAGTAACAGAAGAACATATTCAATTAGTGTTTGGATAAAACGAACCAATCCCAGTACAGGAAATGAATCTCAAGCTATTTTTGGAAGTTGGGATAACTCATCAACAACTGACGCAACTTGGACAACAGTTCAAATGTATAATAATGATTTGCGTATAGGTGGATGGAATCAAAACTATAGAGTAACAAATAGATTGTTTCGTGATGTTAGTGCTTGGATGCACCTGTTAATTGTGTTTGATACAACCCAATCAACAGCAAATGACAGAGTAAAGCTGTATGTGAATGGCGTACAAGAAACTTCTTTTGCAACAACAAACAACCCAGACCAGAATGAAGAGTTAGGTATAAATTCTACAATTCAACACCGTGTAGGGGATATGTATGCTACCTCAAGCAATTACCATATGGATGGTTATCTTGCAGAGTTTAATTTTGTTGATGGAACAGCGTTAACTCCAAGTTCTTTTGGAGAAACGGATTCAGATTCAGGCGCATGGATTCCTAAGAAGCCGTCAGGCTTAACTTACGGCACTAATGGCTTTTACCTGCCATTTAAAAAGAACGATAGATACAGTCCTTACTTTACTGGGCATACTAGCACAGGAATATCAGTAGCAGACAGTACAGATTGGGACTTTGGTTCTGGTGATTTTACAATGGAAGCATGGATCTATCGGCACGAAGATCAAGGTAACGCTGGTTATATTATGGGACAGTGTGATGCAGCTAACGGTGCTAATGCAGCTACTGGCGCTTATTTACTTGTAGGCTCAAACAATCAACCATATTGCTATGTTATAGACGCTTCGAATACTAATAATTATCTAACTCTTACCAGTGCTTCGCATACAATAGCAGATAATAAATGGTATCACCTTGCGGTTAGTAGAAACTCAAGCACATGGAAATTATTTTTAGACGGTACTGCCATATCAACGGTTACATCTTCTATAGCAGTTAATAACGTAGGTGATGTGTTTGGGGTTGGAAAATTAGGCATATATAGTGCTGGTCATTGGCAAGGCTGGATTTCTAACGCTAGGGTTGTAAAAGGAACTGCGGTATACACAAGTAACTTTACTCCTTCAACAACGCCTTTAACTGCGGTTACGAATACCGTACTGTTATGCTGTCAGGATCAAAACGTAACAACAGATAATAGCGGAACAAGTAAATCACTTAGTGTAACTGCTGTACAAACTTATACGCAACAAATGTCTCCGTTTACCTATGATTGGTATCAAGACCAAAGCGGTCAAGACAATCACTACCAAGCAGATAATCTTACTGTTAACGATATCATGTTGGATTCGCCTACCAACAATTATTGCACACTGAATGGTGTAGCTACTGGCGGCTCTATTTTTTCACAAGGCAATTTAAAAGCCACAACAGGTACAAATACTAATCGTATCGCTGTTGGAACAATAAGCACTCCTTCATCTGGGAAATGGTATTGGGAATGCACTCCAACAAGTTTGACAGGCGGCTTGGGAATAGGGGTAGGCAATCTAGGCAGTTATCAGACTACCGTAAATAGTTATCTAGGAAATTATGCAGGTACTTATTTGTGGTACGCTTATGGAGGTAATGGCTGGAAAGATGTCAATGGCAGTAACAGCAGTGTTGGTCAATCGTTTGTAGCTAATGATGTTGTTGGAATAGCTTTGGATTTAGATGCTGGGACTCTAACCATGTATAAAAATGGCAGTTCTCAGTTACAAGTAGCTTCTGGTTTGTCAGGTCAGTTTGAACCAGTTTTTAGTGATGGCAGTGGTCAGTACGCATCAGCTTTTGAAGTTAACTTTGGACAAAAACCATTTACACATACACCCCCAAACAATCACCTTGCGCTTTCTACATCAAACCTACCTACGCCAACGATTAAAAAACCTACAGAGCATTTTGATATTGCTACATATACAGGAACTGGAAGCACACGATCCGTAACAGGTATGGATCATCAGCCCGATATACTTTGGATAAAAACTAGAAGTACCACTGATGACCACCGTGTTCAAGATGCAGTTAGAGGTTCAACAAAACAGTTAGACGTAAACAATACGGACGCAGAATATACAGCAGCAGACGGTATTACTTCTTTTAATTCTGACGGTTTTACAATAGGTGCAGATAGCGGCAATCAATTTAATGTTAACACTGAAACGTATGTAGCTTGGAGTTGGAAAGCTGGTGGCTCTGGAAGTGCAAATAATAGTGGTGATATAAATGCTACAGTTTCTGCAAATCCAACTGCTGGAGTCTCTATTATAAAGTGGACAGCTAATGGAAGTAATGCGGACACTGTAGCTCATGGTTTAGGAGTAAAGCCCTCAGTAGTGTGGTATAAAAAAATAGATAATGGAGGGCACGGCTGGTACGTTTTAACCGATGCTATTGATGGAAGTCAAGATTATTTGGCGATGAATACTGCTGGCTCCGCACTAACTTCTGCTGGTGCTTATGGGTGGGCAACTTCTTCAACCATATCCAACTGGACATGGAATGATGGTCACGGAATGATGGCGTATGCTTTTGCAGAAGTTGTAGGCTTTAGTAAGTTTGGGAGCTATGTTGGAAATTCAAACACAAATGGAGTTTATGTGAATTGTGGTTTTACGCCTTCTTATGTGCTTTTTAAAAATCAGTCTGGTTCAGCTTGGTGGTGGGTTCACGATACTGGAAGAGATCCATTAAACTTAAACACTCTTATTCTTTTTCCAAACGACACGGCTGCTGATTATACCTCTGGCAGTAACGGTGTTGATTTCTTATCAAACGGCTTTAAGCTCAGAGCAGATAATGACCTTAATACAAGTAGCCAAACTGTATTTTATATGGCCTTTGCCGAATTTCCATTCAAATATGCCAATGCGAGGTAACAAATGTATGCAATAGTAAAAGACGGTGCAATTACCGCAACAGGAAACATCAAACAATTATTTCCTAATACTTCTTTTGCAGGTGGGACAGCTAATGCAGACTTTAAAACCGCTGAAGGTGTTAAAGACATTGTTCAAGGCGAACAAAAAGACAGGAAATATTATTTCGTTACGCAAGGCGATATAGCTCTTGTGGATGGCGTTCCGACACAACAATATACAAATACTGCCAAACGTTTAGAAGACGAAGACGCTAAAGATGAAGACGGTAAGCAACTATATGTTCAGGTCTGGGATGCTGACTATGACAACGGTTCTGGAAAAGATAAAGGCAAGTGGGTTGATGGTAGTGAAAAAGTAGTCAACCAAGGCTTAAAAACTCCTATAACTGCTGAAGTCAAAGACACAGCAAATAAGCTATTAGCCAAAACAGATTGGACAGTAATTAGAAAAGCAGAGCGTGACGTAGCTATACCATCTGCAACAGCAACTTATCGCGCAGCAGTTATAACAGAATGTGCGAGATTAGAAACAGCAATAGGAAATGCGTCTGATGTGGACGCTCTAGCAACCGTAATGGCTGGACAGACCTGGCCGGAGGAGTAGCATTATGAAGATCCTAGCGTTAGTGTTATCGATATTTTTAGTAGGTTGTCAAACGGCTGGTATGGAGTACTACCAAGCTGTAGAAAATGTAGCAGTTGCTCAAGCCCAAGCACAGCAAGCGAAGTCAGAAGCTTTGGCGAAGATTGCTGCTTCAGGAGACAACAGTGCAGCAGGTTCAGCAGTAATGGCATTAGCGTTGATGCAAGCACCTCATACACAGGTTATCCCACAACAATCAGTTGCTCTAGAGTGGACTAAAGCGGTACTACCAGTTGCAGGATCGCTTGGAAGTATGTGGATAAGTTCGGATGCACAGAAAAGTACAGCTAAATATGCTATGCAATCTAACTTAGCCAGGATTCAACAAGACGGTCAGAAAACCACAGCCCTATATAATATGTTAGGCAACAACAGCGATAATATGTTGAATCTTGGGCTAGGATCGTATGATGCAATCAACGTAGCAGGGCAACAGTCAGTTGATCTAGGACTTGGATTAGGTTTAGCAAGTATTAATGGTGGGTCTGGTGGAGATAATTCAGCGGTATTGGATGCGTTAGGCAACCTGAGTTTTCCAGATTATACAAGTAATTTTAATCAAATATTAAATCAAATAAATGGACTTAACATTCCAAACTATGATAATCAGTTACAGAATATACTTGATCAAGTAACTAATTCCAATACTGTATGGATTGCTGGTGTTAACTGCGTGAATAACCAAACATCTGGAGTAATAGGTGTAGGTGGGATTAACAATACTTTACCTGTTTGCCCGACTTTATAACTCTAGTGGTATGGGAGGCAAGACTTAGGTGGACCCGCTTACTGCCTTATCGATGGCATCGACAGCGTTTAAAGGCGTTCAAACGCTCATTGCAAAAGGTAGGGAAATTGAGGATGTCGCGCAACACTTAGGTAGGTGGTATGGTTATGCTTCAGATATACGTGAAGCCGAAAAGGAATCAAAAAAACCACCCCTATTCAAAAAACTTTTAGACAAGCAGTCTGTTGAACAGGAGGCGTTAAACGCAATAATTATTAAAAAGAAGTTAGAAGAACAAGAGAAACAGATACGAGATCTTATTGTTATACGTTACGGCATGGATACATTTAGAGAAATGATCCATATGCGTAAAACGATAAAAGCAAGTCGAGAAAAAGTTGTTTATGCACAACGTAGGAGACAACGACATATCCTAGATGGAATTGTCATTATTATAGCAATAGGACTAGTAGGAGGAATGATTTACGGCTTTTATAGTCTTTTAACAACTTTTTCAACATGAAACTAATGGCTTTTTTGTTGATTGTCATTGTGGCGGGTGAAGAGGTTAATACTAGTAATATGTATTTTAAAAACATAAACCGCTGCAGATATTTTGCAGATAGGCTTGAAGACAACGAAGCTAAAGTGACTGCTTATTGTAAACCAGTTATGGTTTCACCAAACACAACTTTTAGAGACTGATATGGATAACGATAGCCAGTACTGGGAAGCAATAAATAGAATATCTACCCATGAAGCTATGTGTGAAGAACGGTCTAAAACAATTTTTAATAGGTTAGATAAAATAGACGAAAAACTGGAAGGTATTGGCAAGACTGTTTTTGTATTAGGTATGACAATTATTACAGGTATGGCAGGTCTTATAGCTACCTTGCTACTTAGGTGAGATTGAAATGGCATATTTTAGAAGAGATAATTTTAGTGGTATTTCTCCAGCTGTTGCACCACGATTATTAGCAGAGCAATTTGCTCAAGTTGCACAGAATATTGATTTTGAATCTGGTTCAATTGCTCCTATTAAAGTTGATTTAACAATCACATCTAACCTGGGGTCTAGCGCATCAGGTACTTTAAACGGTACAGGTCGTAATTCTATATTCCTTTATAACCATACCGATGGTAATGATTACTGGCTGGAATGGGATGGTGACTATATAAAAGTAGTAGAGGGTCCGATTCCAGGTGATTCATTAGGCCGTTTATATTGGACAGGCGAAGCTTGGCCTAAGATGAGTGTAGCTACTGCAATTAAAAATAACAGTACGGGTCCGTGGCCTGGAGTTGGTTATGTACTTGGTATTCCGGCAGGTGAGAGCGGTATTTCTGCATCTATTAGTGGGACGCAAGATGCCGATGTATCACCAGAAGATGCATCTTGGGTTTATACATTTGTTTCAATTTTTGGTGAAGAAGGCCCACCAAGCCCTGCAACTACCGCTGTTACTTTTACGCCTTCAACACAGACTGCTACTGTACAGATGCCGAATTATGGAAGTGCTGGCTATAGCTCTACTTTAGCTGCTGGTACTGATGCAAAGAAACGACTCTATCGATCTAACACAGGTTCTACTAATACCCAGTTTCAATTTGTGAAAGAAGTTCCTTATGCAGATGGTAGTACAACTGATAACATAGCAGCGGCAGCGTTAGGCGAGGTACTTCCTTCAGAGACATGGATAGGTCCACCTAATAATAATACAGCCCTTTATCCAGATGGTCCTTTGCAGGGTCTGATACCTGTAGCTAACGGTACGTTTGCCGGATTTACCGGAAAACGATTCTGTTTAAGTGAACCATATATGCCTCACGCTTGGCCTATTGGGTATAGAATTACAATAGACGAAGATATTGTTGCTATAGGAGCAACTGGTAATGGTGTTGTTTGCCTGACAAATGCTAAACCTTATTTTATAACGGGTGTTGAGCCTGCTGCCATGTCAGCTGTCCAAATCGATCTAGCCCAAGCTTGCGTTAATAAACATAGCGTAGTAGACATGGGTGATTATATTCTTTATGCAGGTCCGGATGGGTTATGTGCAGTGTCAGGTTCACAAGGGGAAGTTATTACAAATAGGGTTATATCTGCTGCACAGTGGAACAGTGATTATTATCCTACTGTTATAAAAGCTTTTCGTTATGAAAATACTTATGTAGCTACATGGGTAGATGGTAGTAATGAAGGTGGTTGGGTATTTGATCCTAGAAATACTGGGCAATCTGCATTATCTATTATAACTTTTGATGATCCCGTTAAGGGCGGTTGGTATAACCAAAAAGATGGAGAGTTATACCTTATCTCTAACCCTTCTTCTGGAAGTGATGTAATACAAAAGTATCGTGGTGGTGCAACTAACCGAACTGCATTATGGAAATCTAAAAAATATGTAACCCCTAAACCAATCAGTATGGGATGGGTACATTTAAATGCAACTAGTTTTCCAAATAGCGGCACACTGAATAAAGTAAGAGTGTGGGCAGACGGCACACTGTTAGCTGATTATACAATTAGTTACGCAAGTAATGTTTATACTCAGATAACATCTACTCCAGGTAGTATAAGTAATGCAACTTTGCGTGAACCCGTTATGCGCCTTCCTTCTGCCCTTGCTAAAGAGTGGGAAGTTGAAATTAGTGGTGTTGTTACGTTAGAGGAAGTGTGTCTTTCACAGAGTATGGGTGAGATAAAAGCAACATGACCGATGGCCGTCGAAACATCCGGACGACTACACCTACCAAAGTTCCTGGTCTTCCCAAACCTCCCAATAATATCGATAGATCATTACGTGATTATCTTTCTTCTGTTGGTGAAGCATTAGAAATACGATTAGGTCGTAAGGGAGATGTACGTGACCGTGCAGTTACTCTTAGAGAACTGATCGATAGTGGATTAGCTAAAGAATTAAGAAATAAAAAATATGACCCAAATAATACTGGTAATGGTTTAAATGTTGATTTTGGTGGTTCTACTACATTTAGTGAAACTCCAGTTACTCCAGTTAGTTTTACTGCAACCGTTGGATATTCAGTTATAACTTTAAAATGGGAAGGACCATTTTATAAATATCAGGGTCATTCATTTACGGAAGTATGGAGGCATACAGCTAATACATTAGCCGATGCTACGCTAATAGGTAGCTCCTCCAACATTTATTTTATCGATGCAGTAGGTTCTGGATCAGCAACATACTATTACTGGATTCGTCATGTAAGTACTGCAAACGAACCTGGCCCGTGGTCCAATAATGGCGTAGGTGTGTCAGCGGCCACGGCAACCGATACGAATACCTTGCTTACTGCGTTATCTACTGCAATTACTAGTAGTCAGCTTGCATCGTCACTTGCTACACCAATAAGTAATCTTCCTGCTAATACTAATTCAAGTATTACTGCTGTTACTAATACAACGACTGCTTTAGGTGCCCAGTATTCTGTAAAAATACAGACTAATAGTTCCAGTGGAACTTATATATCCGGTTATGGGTTAGCAAGCGAAACTGGTGGTAACGGCACTACAACTTCTTCATTTATTGTAGCAGCAGATCGATTTGCTGTGATTGATCCTGCAACTTATAACGTATCACAAGGAAACGGTAATACGACAAGTAATATTACTAGTCATGTCCCTTTTTCAGTAGTTGGCTCACAAACAATATATGTAGACGGTTCAAATACTACTGTTCCTGGTGGTGTGTATATAAATAACGCTTACTTAAACAAAGCAAATATAGCTACTTTATTAGCTGGCAGTATAGTAGGTGATTATATAGGAGCAGCTGTAGTGATGGACGCTCCTAATATGCATGTTGGCACAATAAATATTGGCACAATAACTAAAACAGTCGCAGATGATCCTAGATCATGGACATGGGCTAAAGACAATTCTGCCCCCAATGGTGATCGAATAAGTAATTTTTCCGTTGATGGTAACGGTGAGATGCAAGCAGAGAGTGCAAAGCTTTGTGCATTAACTATTTATCCAACTAAAACTGACTTAGTTAATAATACAAATATTGTTTTTGACTCAAACGGTCTTGATGGTACTTATATAAAGGATCTTACAGTAGATACTTTTGCTATTAAAGATGAAGCTATTATTGCCCCGTCATTTACAGCAAATACCATATCATCAACTACAACCATATCAACATCTGCTACAACAACTATTGTGACCGATACAATATCCGCCCCATCCCCTGCGTCTGGAAACGTCAGGGTTCTTGTTATGGGGTCAGTTGATTTTTACCCAGCCGATAGTGATGATCGAGGACTTACATTACAAGTGTGGACTGCTACTCAACTAAATTCTAGTAGCTATGTCCCTATTAAATCTTATGCAGTACAAGGAACTTATTATGGTAGTTGGGTGCAGCCTATGTCACAAGATATTACTGCTCAGTTGAGGGTTATTTGTACATCAGCTGGGACAAAAGACGTAGTGGCGATGGCTGGAAAAATGGTAATTATGACGATTAAAAAATGATGAATTCTACTTACGTAAGACTAGATGCTGGTGGACACATTTGGGGTTATTCTGAAGGAGGTAGTATTCCTTCAGACGAATGGGTTGAGGTAGATATAGATGTTGATTCAAGTTGTGCTACTGGAGAACATCTTGTCAAATTAAAAGATGGTGCTTTAGTTATAACAGATCAACCTAGAATCCCTGTTAATACATGGTCTACATGGAATCCAAATTCTGGTGCATGGGAGGATAAGCGTTTTTTATCGGAAATAAAATCAGGGTGTTGGTCAGGTATTAAAATGATAAGAGATAAACATGAATTTGGCGGTTTTGTTTTTGACGGAGCAACCTATGATTCAGACGCTATAGCCCAGCAGCGTATCCAAGGAGCTATGTTATTAGCCTCTCAAGATTCATCCGTATCTATGACCTGGATGTTAGCAAACAATAATACAGTAACCCTGAATGCAGAAAAGATTATTAACTTAGGAAAAGCCCTGGCACACCATGTAAATACTGTGCATAACAAAGCTAGAGATCTGAGATTGAAAATAGAGGCAGCAACATCAACAAGTGAATTAGATGCGATTAGTTGGAGTGAGTAATGGCTAGGAATTATAAAAAAGAATATGCTGAATACCACAGTAAAAAGAAGCAGAAAAAAAGAAGAGCAGGAAGGAACACCGCAAGGCGTCGTGCAGTAGCGTCAGGTAAAGTTAAGAAGGGCAGTACAAAAGATATTCACCATATAGACGGAAACCCTAAGAATAATGCTAAATCTAATGTTGTAGTTGTTTCTAGGAAAGCTAATCGCGGTAAATTGCGTACTAGAAAAGCCTAGTGGCGTAAGGATATAGATCAATAATTAACTCCCATATCTGAAGTATAAGAAGCGTTATTATTAAATTACGTGTAGTGAACCACGGTTCATGGTCCATGGTTGGCTTTTTCTTCCAGAGCTTTAAGGTATAGTTTTCTTGCTTTTCTTTCTTTTAGCCAACGTGTTATCGCTTCACGATAACGTGTAATGATGCTGTTATTCATATCCCTTTAAGCTCCTTTATTTTGTTAATTACTTTTGGGTTTTTGGCAAGTCTATAAGCTTCGGTAGTTATAGATTCTTTTGACATATTATTTGTGTTATATGCCTCACGATAAGCATCACTTTTTTTATTTCCGTTAGCTACTGAATGGCAGAATTTTAAAGCCTTATCTGTCAAGTTAGGGGGTTTTTTGTCTATAATTGTTTTAAATTTGTTATGGTCGTGGATTGTTTTTACCCACCAATAAAAATCATGTAAAGGTAATGTATGTCTCATGGTGTTTATTCTATGGCAGACTAATTGAATATTAGTTTTTATATAACCTTTCTCCGGTACTAGTCTGTCAATACTTGCGTTTAATTCTTTTATCCCCATTCCGTCTTTATGGTGGGTCATAAATAAACCTGATATTGCACACCGCCCCTCTTGTTTATTCCATATATCTACTAGGTCATCTATAGTTATAGTAAATTCAAATCCTTCAGCTGTACGCGGTGTTTTTAATTGCCCGATAGTTACTTTAAGGTATTCTCTAGGTTCTTTACTTATTACTAAATTTCGTTTTCGTAATTTGCAGGCTTTGCAGAAAGTAAATATATTTCTTTCTCTATGGGGGTATTCTTTGGCGGGTTTATCTATTCCGCATTCTGAACAGGTGTATCTTGTTTCGGGCATGGTAACTCCTTTTCCAATACCTTATCTAGCTTTTCAAGATACCATAAACATTTTTGGATGTCTTCTCGGGGTTTTTCTTTATAATTATAACGCCATAAGTATTTTAAAACGTTTCCTTTAAGATACCCTTTAAGTTCCAGGGGAGACATGCTTGCTT